CTGCGGGCGCAGAAGGCGGCGGCATCCGGGTCGGTGCGGCGGACTGTGAAGGGAAGCGGCATGCTTAGTTTTCGGTGTGGACTTCGATGGTGACGCGGAGCTTGAGGCCGCTGGCGCTGTGGGTGCCGGTGCCGCCGGTGCTGGCGGCAACAAAGAGGCTGCCGCTGTTGACGGTGAAGGGCAGGCCGATGTCGGTGTTTTGTCCGAAACGGCTGCCGATGAGATCCGTGCTGGTGGTGACGGCGGCGGTGCCGAGGAGCTTCTCGGCGTCTGCGTCGCTGATGCTGATGGCGCTATTGGCCGTGCCGAGGGTGAAGGTGGACCCGGCGAAATACAGCGTGATGGTCTGCGAGGCTTGGTCGTCGGTGTCGAGGATCGAGGCGTGCTTGATGACGCCGCTGACGAGCTGGTTGCCGAAGTCGAGTTCGATGGTCGGGAACAGAACGTCGTTCGCCGTGTAGGCGTTGGTGTCGAGCGTCGGGGTGACGGTGACGGTGCGGTTGATGAAGTTGGCGATGCGGGTGTTGGCGTTCATGAGTTTAGGACGTGGAAGTTGGCAGTATTCAGTATCGGTTGGTTTGCTCTGCAAACCTGTCTCGCGGACTCGGCTGGCAGTATTCAGTTCAGAAGGTCTTTTAGTCTCTTGGTCTTTTGGTTTGGCTTCGCTTCGCTTCAGCCTGTCTCGCTGCGCTCGGCTCTTGGTCTTGCCTGGGCGGCTCAGTAATGTCCGATCCGGGCGGACCAGGCTTGGGGTTGGTTTTGTTGGAAGTAGAATTTGTCTCGTTCGGTCACTAGTTCGTTCATGGCTTTTTCTTCCATGAGGGTTGATTTCGTCAGCTGGCCGTCTTCTTCGAGGAGGCTGGCGGTGAGGTAGTAGCCGACGGCTTTGCTTAGGACCGCGGGGACGGTGGCCGAGAGATTTGATGTGGTGTAGGTGTCGGGGCGTAGGCGGTATCTCACCCAGGCGGTGGTGGGGATGTCGGTGTCGTCGGGGAAGCGGATGCTGTCGCCGAGGAGCGTATAGGATAGTTCTCTCGCTGAGGCGGTTTTGTTCGGGTTGTCCCTGGTGATCTGGAAGACTTCGCCCATCGCCGTTTCGCCGGACTGTTCGTAGTCGATGTAGAAGCCGGTGGTCTCGTTGCCCTGGATGGTGCGCTCTTCGATGCGGCACAATTCGGGCCAATCGGCCCAGGTCCAGCAGGTCTCGATGGCGTCGTTCGCCGCGGCGACGAGCATGGTCTGCGCACCGCTCGGGATGTTGGAGATGGATGAGGCGTCGTTGCCGACTCTCTGCCAGGCTCTCAAGAGGATGCTTTGTAGGGTGACGGTTCTCACGGTTGGTTAAGAGCGGTTGCGGCTTCGATGACGACTTCGGCGAAGGTGTGCGGCGGGGGCGTTAGGGCGGCTTCGATGTTGTCGGGGTCGAGGGCGGCGGTGAAAACGATGGCGTTGATCCAGTCGCGGACGGCGTCGGCTTTGGGCGATTGGGCACCGGCGGTGGTTAGCAGTTGCTGAAAATACAGAAGCAATGTCGGACGGTTTCCGGCATAGTCATAGGTTGCCAAGTGGGACTCGGCGGCGATGAGGGCGGCGTCGGTCGTCATGTCATAGGGATAACCAGCACGCGGCTTTGCGCTTTAAGCACGCTGGCGGCGGCGTTGCTGCCGTTTTGGGCGAAGCGGAATTTGGCGGTGCCGCTGGTGCTGTCGGTGCGGAAGCCGAAAATGGCAAACACGGGACCAGTCTGCGCTGCGCCACGATTGCCTGCGCGGATCTCGGTGGCGCCCACTTGCACAATACCAGCGGTGGAGTTGGCACCGTTGACGGTAAAGCCGTAGCCCGCCAGCGTCGAGCCGCCCGCGTAGACGCTTGGGCAGTCGAGCACCATTTGGAATCCACCGGCGCCGCAATCGACCTGCCACGCGCACGCGCACAGGTAGCTGGTGTTCGCGGCGGCGGTCCACGACATGCCGGTGATGTCGGCCAGCGTTGTGCTGCTGGTGACACTCATGTCGGCCGAGGGCGCGAGCACTACGGCGTCTTTGAAGGCGCCGAGAAAATTGGACAGGAGTGCGATGGTGCCGGAGCTGTTGGGGATACTTAGGGTCCGCGTCTGTCCGGCGGCCACGTTGGTGCCGACATCGAACTTGGCCGCTTTGGTTGGGTCGGTGTTGTCGAAGATGAGGAACGCATCGTCGGACATGACATCGTGGAAAGACGTGTCGGTGAGCTGGTAGTCGTTGTCGCGGGAGGAGCCGACGATGGCTTTGCGGACATAGACGCCGGCTTGTTTGTAGGACGAGAAGGGCCACGTTCCGGAATTCGACCGGACGAGCCAGCGGCTATCCAATGCGGCCGATCCGTCGAGCGGTAGATCCGCATAGGTTGCCACTTCGCCGGCGAAGAAGGCAGATCCGCCGCCGCCTCCGGACCCCTTGAGGTCGAAGTTGCCGGTCAGCGGATTGAAAGCGAAGGCCATTGGAAATTAGAAATTTGAGATTTAAGAGCGGACGACGGTGGCGATGCGGGCGTCGTCCGAGGACGGCGTGCCGCCGACATAGGTGAAGGTCAGCGTGGCGACGGTGTTGGTTCCCTCTTTGTAGACGACGCTGGAAAGATTGTTCGTGGTCGAGACGTAGCTCAGCTCAACGGTCGTATGCTGAGGGATGTTCAGTCCGGGAATGTTTCTGACTTGGACGTTGGGGTTCATTAGGAGGTGCGAAAGTAGGAAGGTGCGAAAGTGGGAAGGTTTATGCGGCCGCTGGCGCGGCGGTGGCGCCGCGGGCGGCGAAGGCTCCGCCCATGGATTGGGGCTGGGACGCCAGGGCGGGGACGGCGCCGGTTCTCCCGATTTGGGCGTTTTGGATTTGGGTCATTTGGAAGTTGAGGGCTTGGGCTCTGGCGTCGACCATGCCTTTGTAGATTTCGTCGCCGGCGTATCTCTGCTGGAGTTGCGGGTTTGCTTGGATCGCGCTTTGGAGGACTTGGAGGCGGAGTTGCGGATTGACGCCTTGTTCGGGTAATGGGGGTTCGATGCCGGCGCTGATCTTGGTCAGGGCGAGTTGTTCGTCTTCGGCTTCTTGGGCGGTGGCGACGTCTTGGCTTCTCACGATCATGGACGCGAGGCTGGGATCGACGGCGCCGACGATGAAGTTGACCAACCCGGCGCGATCAATAACGCCGGCGACGTCGAGGGGGACGGCGACTTTGGCGATATACTCGAGCTTTTTGCCGAGGACTTCGGCGTCCAAATCGCGGACGTCGAATTCGGCGACCAGGTCGTAGCGGCCTTGGATCTGTTCGCGGCTGACTTGGAACGGGGCGGGCATGGCGCCGGCGACTCGGGCGATCTCGGTGTCGCTGACGTATTGCTGCATCAGGGCGAAGGCTTGGGCGATGACGGCTTTGCTGCTGCGGAGCCAGCGGTCGACCATGGTTTGCTGGGTCAACATGGTGAGCGGCTGCGGGACGCTGGCGCTGAAGCGGCCGAAGTATTCGTCGACGTCGCGGCGGGTGGCGGCTTCGATCTCGATGGTGCCGCTGTCGAATCGCGGGGGGTCCATCCATCCGAATTCGCCAGGGCGTCTTTCCGGGATCTGGGCGCCGGGGCCGAAGATGAGGTTTAGTTTGCCGCGGTTGGCGGGGACGCGGACGGGGGGGAGGACGGCGACGGCGGCGCGGTCGCTGCGGAAGTCGCGCTGGGTCTTTATTTCATACTGCTGGCTCTCGAGGAGCTCGGGGACGCCGCGGGATTCGAGGAGGTTGCGGGAGATGCGTTCGCGGGCGAATTCGACGAAGGGGTAGTCGCCGTGGCTATACGGGAGGAGTTCGCTGACGGCGACTTCGTCGGCGACGGATTCGTGCAGGACGGTGTAGTGGACGCGGGTGGTTTGGTCCTTGTTGAATTGCTTCTGGTAGTAGTGCCAGAGCTCGATCATCTCGCGCTCGGTTTCGAGGTTGATGATTTCTTGGCGGTAGTAGTTGCGGATGGGGCGGCGGTAGGCGCCTTTGTGGCGGAGGGCTTGTTCGACGAAGTCTTCGCTATAGCCGTCGGTGACGATGCGTTCGCGCAGTTCGGTTTCGGTGACCATTTCGCGCCAGGTGACGTAGCGTGCGCGTTGGAGGTCGGAGGTTTGAGGCGGAAAGTAAACGTCTTCCCATGGCTCGAGGGCGACGAATTCGGGGCGGTTCTCGAAGAGGTAGGGATTTTCGTAGGTGCAGGCGCCGGTGTTGCGGAGGTCGCGGACGCAGCTGAGCTTGCCGGCGGCGGGGCCGATGAGGTCGGCGAGCATTTGCTTGGCGTCTTCTTCCTGGAGCGGGTCCATGATGCTCTCGAGGAGGATCTGGATCATGGGGTCGCCGGTCTCGGCGAGCATGGCGGCGAGCTGGTCGAGGGTGATGGTCTTGGATTCGGTGCGGGTGGTGCGGCGCCAGAATACCCCCATCACGGCGAGGCCGTATTGTTCCTGCATTTGCGCGAGGAGTTCGACTTCGCGGCGGAGGTCGTCGGCGCAGTGTTGGAAGAGCATCCATTTCAGCGCGGTCTCGGCGCTGACCTTGGCGGCGTAGTCGCTGGACTCGATGGGTTGGAGTTGGATTTTGCTGCGGAAGAAGGCGTTGGTGAGCAGGGCGACGTTCTCGTTGCAGATTTGGTCGGCAAGGCGGACGCGGGCGTCGCTGGCGCCTTCCCAGGGGAAGGCTTGCTTGGCCAGGGCGGAGGAATGTTTGCGTCCGTCGGGGGATTGGCCGGACCAGATGGCGTGACGGACTTCGTAGTTGCGCTGCTTTTTGTCGAGGTAGCCGCCGACGTCGGACTCGGCTTCTTGGATGTTGAGGAGGAAGCCGCGGATGTCTTCCGCGGAGGGCTTACCTAATGTCGCCTCATAATTGTAACCGTCGGCGGTCATTAGGCGGCCTCCGCGGAGTTGGCAGTATTCGGTATCGGTTGGCTTGCGTCCGCAAGCCTGTCTCGCAGACTCGGCTGGCAGTTGGCAGAGGGGGAAATTTCAGATTGGAGATTGGAGATTTGAGAGGCTGGCTCCTGTTCACTGTCCCCTGTCCCCTGGTAGTTCAGGCCGGCGAAGCTGACTTGGGTTTTGGCGGAGCTGGTTTGCACCCGGCACTCGGGGTTGTCGCGGAGGAGGCTCTTGAGCCAGTCTTTGTCTCTCGTGATTCCGGGGTTTCTTCGTTCCCAGTCGATGAAGGCGAAGGCGTCGATGCTGGCTACGTGCTGGCCTACTCCTTCGATGTGGGCGTGCTCGAGTCTGGCGTTGGCCTCGGCGATGCGTAGCTGCCGGGCCCGGGCGTTGACGGCTTGGGCGTAGAAGCCGCGCTGTAACTCCTCTTTGACGAGGGAGCCGAGTTCGGTGTCGAGGTCGAGCATCAGAAGTGACGAGTGACGGGTGACGAGTGACGAGTTGAAAGGCAGCGGACCGCTGGGCCAGCGGTCCCTACCGGGAGAAGATG